ATTCGGGGCGCGCATTTGCAGCCCCGCACCCGGGCTCAAGCTGCGCGCTTCAGCATCTCCAGTGGCAGCGCGATCGCCAGCGTGCAAGTGGTTCGCAGCGTGCCCACTACGGGGAGCCAATTGAGAGTGCTGTGAACCACAGCGCCTCCGCTGCGAATAAGGCACTCCGGGTGGTAATCCACCCGGACTTCAGCCTCCAGCACCTCCACACGCTCGACGATCGACGCCACGAACTCCCGTAGCGTCTTCGCGTCTTCGCATCGCAGCACCAAGTCGCGCAGCACGGCGGCCGCCTCGGCCGGCGACGTCGCCAGCTGCGGCACCACGGGTTCCTGCTCATCCTCAAGCGCCTGCAGTGCCAAGTCGATGCGCTTGATCTGCTCGTTCAGCTCGCGCAGCCGCGGCCCGATCTCGTGGATGCCCGGGGCGCCCGGGCCTTCGACCTCGAGCACCTGGTACAGCTTCGCGCGCCGGCCCTCGGCGTCGCGCAGCTCGGCCACCAGCGCCCGGCGCCGCGCGGCGCGGTCCTTCACCCAGGCCGCGGCGGCCTTGTCCAGGCCGTCGACCACGCCCTGCACGTTCTCTTCGGTGAGCACGCGGTCGAGCAGCTCGCCCAGGGCCCAGGAGTCGAAGCGATCGGCCGGCAGCCGCCGCAGCTGGCAGCCCTTGCCCTGCACCTTGGAGTTGCAGGCGTAGTAGCTGTACCGCGTGCCGTTGCGGCCCGTGCCGTTGGTGAGCTTGAGCCCCCCGCCACACAGCCCGCAGCGCAGCAGCCCGGCGAACACGTGCTGGTTGTTCCCGGGCACGTGGCCGCCCTTCGGCTCGCGGCCGGCCAGGCCGTCCTGCACCTCGTGCCAGCGCTCGGCGCTCACCAGCGGCTCGTGAGCTTTCACGCGCACCCATTCGGCCTCGGGCCGCTGGCGCTTGCCCTTGCGGTCGAACCGGTCGTAGATCACCTCGCCCATGTAGACCTCGCTCTTCAGGATGTGGAGCACCGTGCTCTTGCCCCACGGGCGGCCGCGCAGCGTGCGGCCCTGTTCGTTCAGCATCACCGCCACCGCCACCGCGCCGATGCCGCGCGCGGCGTGGTCAAAGATCTCGCGGATCACCGGCGCTTCGTCCGGGTGCGGCTGCAGGCGGCGCCGCTTCGTGCCTTCCACTGGCACGGCCTGGTAGCCAAAGGGCACGCGCCCGCCCATGAAGTAGCCCTCGCTGGCCGCGCTGATCATGCTGCGCCGGGTGTCGGTGGCCACCTGGCGCGAGTAGGCCTCGTCGATGATCTGGCTGAAGCTGTCGGCCAGCCATCCCTCGGTGGTCTCCAGGTCGATCGCGTTGCTGGCGTAGACCAGGCGCACGCCCGCGCTGGCCAGCTCGCGCTTGTAGGTGAGCGCGTCGAGCTGGTTGCGAGCGAAGCGGCTGCTGCTCCAGCACACGAGGTAGGCGATGCCGCCGGCGGCCGTGCAGTGGTGGATGGCCGCGCGGAAGCCCGGGCGGGCGTCGGTGCGGCCGCTGATGCCGTCGTCGCGGTACACGTGGGCCACCACGGCCCCCAGCTCGGCCGCCTTGCGCCTGCAGGCCTCGATCTGGCTTTCCACCGACAGCCCCTCATCCGCCTGGCGCTCCGTGCTCACGCGGGCATAGATGACGGCCCGTTTCATCGTGGCGGCACTGTAGGCATGGCGGGCTGCGGTTGCGACTGAGAGCCGCCATCGGCTTCACCCGAGAGGCGAGCGCGGCGCTTGTTGCTCATCTTGCGAACCTGCACCAGCGTGAGCTTTTCCTTCAGCTCCTTCTGGATCAGCTCCTGGATCACCTTGGGCTTGAGGCCGGCCATCACCAGCGTGTCGATGTAGCGGTTGCGCTGGTACTTCTCGTACGAGGCGAAAGGCCGCAGGGTCAGCGCCACCTGATTCGAGCCGTTCCGCATGGATTCGTCCCTGGAGACGAGGCGCCACCACGCGATGAAGTTGTCGTAGCCCGCGAGTTCCGCGAGAACGATCCAGTGCGACCGCAGGCCGATTTCCGACAGCTCGCGCAAGCGAGGGTCGGCGCTAGGTTCTGGCGGGGTGCGTCCGTTCAGGTACCCACCTCCCCCCGCCCGGGCCGGCCGGCGGCGCTGCCGAGCCCCCACCCCCCCTGCCTGGGGGGGGGCCGAGGGGGCCCCGGCCGGGGGCACCAGGTCGGGCCAGAGTGGCAGCGTGCGGGTGTCGTGCTCGGCACTGCGCGTTTCACGTGTCATGGGTGCTCTCCTGCCCAGGTGAGGCCGTCGGCAGCACTGCGCCTTTTCACAGACTGCGCAGTGCGGGTGGATACGGTGATGGGTAGTCCGTTTGTGTTGCGCTACTGACTTAGCCCGTTCCTGTTACACATTTGGACGAGGCGCGAGAACGCCCCGCGCCATCGATGTTTGCTCGGCCCAGGGCTCGCGGGCACGGTGCGACTCTTTGCTTTGTGTGCTCATGGTGGACGAACGGGCGCGGGCCGATGGCTGGCAGGGTTACGGGCTGGCGGGGGTGGCAGGCCCAGCCCTGGGCGGGCTGCCCCTGTAGGCCAGGGCCCGCAGGGCAGGCGACACCCACGGCTGAAGCCAGGGCCCAGGCTGGCGCAGGCCCTCGGCCACCAAGGCCAGGCAGAGCAGCTCCACGGCTGCAGGCGGGGCGGGCGTGCCGCCGCCGAGCCACTGCTGCACGGTGCGCAGGCTCACGCGCGCCAGGTCGGCGGCCCTGGCCTGGGTGATGCCCGCGGCCTGGATCAGGGCGCGCAACTCGGCCGGCGCAGGGGATGGCCAGTGCACCTCGCGCGCGGCGGCTCGGGCCTGGCGGTGCTCTTCTGCAGGGCGTGCATTCATGCGCAGGATTATCGCCCTCCGCACTGCTTGACGAATACGCAAGACTTGCGTATTCTGCCGGCACGGCCGAAGCACGGCCGCAACCTTCAGGCCCTACGGGGCCGGCTTCCTGGAGCACACACCATGGCACGCACCACCCGCCCCGCCCATCGTCACGCCGCCCTGATTGCCGCCGCCCAGCGCGCGCAGCTCACGGCCCGCGAAGTCGACGACAAGAGCGCCCCGCTCGCCGCCATCACCGCCAACCGTTGCACGCTGCGCGTGCGGCCCACCCGGGCGCGCATCGAGGCCGTCGCCAAGCTGCTGGACCGCGCCGGCAAGGGCACCGGGGCCCGGCGCCTCGATGGCGAAAGCCGCATCTATCCGAAGTTCGCACCGGGCATGAGCACGGCGCGTTACGTCGAGATGTACGAGGCGATCAACAGCGCGCGCAGCCTCACGGGCTCTTGCACCAAGACAGGCGAGCAGGGCACCTTCTGGCAACCCCTGAACACCAAGCCTGCAGCGCTGTACGAGGGCGGACAGCTTGACTTCGAAGTGATCGGCGAAGAGATCCCCGAGCAGCTGCCCGCGCGCGCCGCAGAGGTGCCGGCTGCGCTGGTGCCTGCAGCGGCCGCGCCGGCCCTGGCCATCACCCTGAACCGCGCCGAAGGCCCCGCCGAGGAATGCGGCCGCCCCGTCACTGTCGACAGCTTCACCGCCGCCGATGCAGTGCTTCGTGCCTGGGCCCTCACGGCCCCGGCGCGCGGCGGGTATGACAAATGCGACGTCTCCATCAGCTGGCCCGCCGGCGGCAGCTATGCCCTCCGCTTCGACCTGCAGCACGCCGACGCGGCAGGCCCTGCCGACCTGGCCCGCCACCTGGTGGACACCGTGGCCTTCTACGCCGGCGAGGCCTGCCCCGAGCACCTGACGGCCGATCAATACCTGCAGTATCTGGCCAGCCTGCCGCCGGCCACCGCCGCGGCTTATGCCGAGATCCGCCAGCACCTGCAGGCCCTGGGTGCCTGGCGCGAGGTGGCCCGGCCCGCTGCGGTCGACCTGGGCGCGATGCTGCGCGCCGGCACCGTGCAGCCGGCCCAGCTGGTGGGCGTGGGCGTGGTGTTCACCGGCTACCGCGACCAGGCCAACAACCAGCCCCGCAGCGCCGGCGCCATCGTCTCCGCAGAGCCCACCGCCTACGGCCTGCGCCTGCGCGTGCTCCTCGAGGATGGCCGCGAAGAATGGCCCGATGTCTCGCGCGACTTCCGCGACTGCGGCCACCGCCCGGCCCTGTATCGCATCGATTGGCGCGCGCACGGTGCGCCCTACATCGCCCAGCTGCAGGCCGCGCGCGCGCTGGCCGTGGCCACCAAGAGCAGCGCCGCCGAGCTCGCACGCCGTGCGCTGGAAGATGAACGCGCGAAGCTGGCCGCCCAGTTCCCCGAGCTCGAGCGCGTGGGCAGCGGCAGCAGCTGCCACGCCACGGCCGCGCGCAACCTGCGCCGGCTGCTCACCACCACCTGGCCGGGGGTGAAGTTCATCGTGCGCAGCCGCAGCTATTCGGGCGGCTGCTCCATCGATGTCGAGTGGACCGACGGGCCCGCGTGCGAGCTGGTGGACGAGATCGCCGGCCGCTTCGAGGGCGGCAGCTTCGACGGCATGACGGACAGCTACACCCACCGCCGCACGCCCTGGACCGAGCTTTTCGGAGATGCCGATTACGTGCACACCCGCCGGCAGCTGTCCGACGGTGCCGTGGCGGCCATCATCGCGCAGGAATGGGGCGATGGCCCGGACGCCCCCACGCGCGAGAGCCTGCGCGCGCTGGGCTGGGCTGCCAACGACGCGAACCGCCGCATCAACATCGCCGCGCGCACCTGGTCGGCCCCCATGCCCGCGGGCCATACCGCCCGCCGCGCGCGCAGCGGCCGCGGCGGCCCCGCAGCGCCGGCCCTGGCCTAGAGTCACCGCCCCGGCCGATGCCGGGGCCCTTTTCCGCCGGACGCCAACGCCGCGCGCGGCCACCGCCGCGGCGCTTCACCTCGAGGAGCCCACGCCATGCAACGCCCCGCCCCAATCGCCGCCGCAGCAGCCCCCGCGGCCCTGCAGCAGCTGCGCCGCCTCACCGGCTGGAGCGTGGCCGAGTGCGCCGGCGCGCTGGGCCTGGAAGGTGCGAACGCGGCCGATCGCCTGCGCGAGCTCGAGCGCGGCGCCCGGCCGCCCTCCGGCACGGTGCGGCAGCTGCTGGCCTACCTGCTGCGCGATGCCGCGGCGGCGCCTGCGCAGGCCCTGCCAGCGGCCTCGAGCAGCACCAGGCGCCCAGGCACGGCCGGCCAGGCTGGGGACCCCTGAGAACCGCAGCGGCCCACCGCCAGCTGGCCAGCCCGCGGGCCACCCCTGAGAAGCACCCGGGGACCCCTGAGAACCGCGGCCAGCCGCCAGCGGCTCGCCGGCGCACCGGCCACCCCTGAGAACCACGGGGACCCCTGAGAACCGCGCCCACCCCTGAGAACCACCAGGGGACCCCTGAGAACCACGGGGACCCCTGAGAACCGCATCACAGCCGCTTCAGCAGCTCGCTCACCGGGCTCTTGATCTTGCCCAGCGGGTTGCTGGCGTCCAGCACGCGCGTCTTCCGCCGCATGCTCATGCTCGTGTAGATCGACGTGCTCTTCGGGTCGGCGTGGCCCATCAGCTTCTGGCGCGTGAGCAGCTCCACCTCGTCCTCGTCGAGCTCCACGCCGAACAGGTGGCGGAAGGCGTGCGGGTGCCGCTCCTCCTGGGGGATGCCGGTCTTCTCGCCGTACCACTGGATCATCCGCCACACGCTGTGCCGCGTCATGCGCAGCGCCTCGCCGCGGCGCTCGTGCTCGGGCACGCGGGTGTTGCGCATGTTCACGAACAGCACCTTGTCGGGCCGGTTGCCGGTGGTGATGCCGCGGTCCAGGGCGCGCAGCTCGTCATGGTCCAGGTACACGCGCAGCATCATCTCGGCCTCGCGCGGCAGCGGCAGCTCGCGCGTCTTCTCGCCCTTCTCCGTGAGGCGCACCACCAGGCGCTGCTTGCCCTCGATCTCGGCCGCCTTCAGGTCGCTCTCGTTCATCGCGATCAGGCCGCTCACCCGCACGCCGCAGCCGATCAGGATGCCCAGCATCGCCGCGTCGCGGATGCCCTTGAAGGTGCTCAGGTCCGGCGCCCACATCAGCTTCTCGGCGCTGGCCAGGCTCAGCGCGTGCGGCAGCGGCTGGGCCGTCTTGGGGTGCGCCAGCTCGCCGGCCGGGTTGGCCTTCACGTGGCCACGCTGCCGGGCCCAGGCGTAGAAGCCGCGCAGCGCGCTCACGTAGGGCCTGCGGCTGGCCGCCACCACGCCGCGCCGGTGCAGCCAGATCCCGGCGAAGCCCTCCAGCTCGAGCGGCTGGATGCTGGCCAGCGGCTTGCCCGCCATGAACTCCACCAGGCGCATCAGCGCCATGCGGTAGGCCTCGATCGTGCGCCGGCGCCGGCCGCGGTTCATTTCCAGGTGCTGCAAGAAGCCGTCGATCAGCGCCGCGTCGGCGGGGCTGAGCACCGGCTGGGGCGGCGCCGGCGGGGCTTCAGCGGCGGCGGTCTTCGGGTTTTCCTGGGTCATCGCAAGCCCTTCGCAGGGAGGGTAGGCAGATTTTTTCCGTGGATCCGTGGAAGGCCCCGAATCTGGGCCGTTTCCTCAAGCACGACAAGCACTTAGCTCTCCACGGGTTCCACGGAAAACCCGTGGAAGGGCCCTCCAACCTGTGGTTACAGATGCGCAGTCAGAAACGCCACCCGTGGATGACCCTTTCTCACTCCTGGGCCCTTTCTCTCTCTCTTTCTTCATATAAATCAAGAGGATAGAAAGGGTTGAAGGGGGTGTAGCCCAGAACGGTACATGTGGAGAAAAGAGGCCAACCCGTGGAGAAAAAGGCGCGACCTGTGGAAATGCAGTGCGCTTTTCTGAAGGGGTTTGCCTTACTGCCGCCTCGAAAACAGGGGTTTGTAACCACGGGTCCACGGGTTTCCAGCGCACCTCCCTGTCTTCCCCACGCGGAAACGCGCCCGCGCACCCGCGCCTTATAGGGTTGACCCTGAGAGCCGCGGAGCCTTGTCGGGAGGGGTGCGGGGAGGGGGCGGGAGGGGCCGGCCGGCCCGGCCGCGGCGCCGTCACGGCAGCCGGCCCTGGCGCTCGAGCCGCTGCCGCACCGCACCCACGCGGCTGCGAACCATGCCCCCGCTGAGCAGGCCCTGGTCGAAGTACGCCGCCTTGGTGGGGCCCAGCACGCCCTCGCGGATCTCTGGCGCCAGGCGCTGCAGGGCCTGCAGGGTGGTCTCCTGGCCCGCCCGGTCGGCGTCGGTCACCTCGGGCTCGAACACCGCCACCAGGAAGCTCAGCGTGTTGGGGTGGGCTGGCCAGGGCGTCTTCTGCCGCGTGGGGTAGACCCCCGGGCCCAGCCCGTGCAGGTTCTGCCTGGCCAGCAGGTCGCAGATGTCGGGCCGCGGGTGCATGGGGCTCAGCAGGAAGCGGAAGCCCACGAACCCCGGCGCCTGCTCTGCGCCGGCCATGTAGGCCTCGCCGTGGGCTCGGTTGATCTCCGTGCGCATCACCCGCAGCGTGGCCGCCAGCGGGCCGGTGCGCTCGTCGCGCAGCACGTCGGCGGCCTGCACCAGGCTGCCCACCCGCGCGGCGCTCTGGGCCTGTTCTGTGCCCTCTGGCACCGGCCGGCCGCGCAGAACCGCCTCCTGGGCCGCCCGGTCGGCGCTCCAGCCCTGCACCACGGCCTGCTCGATGGTGCGGCCCAGCAGCTCGCGGGCGCCGCGGTCCACGCGCCAGAGCCGGTCGCTCAGCACCAGGCCGTCGTCGGCGCGGAACTCGCGCACGAACAGCACCGCCTGGTCCACCAGCTCGGCCGCCTGCAGGCCGTCGAGCACCGCCTCCACCTCGCGCCCGGTGGCGGCCAGGCCATCGGCCGTCAGCGGCCGCACGCCCAGCTCGGCCGCCCGCACGATGGCGCCAGCCACCACGGCGTCGCGCGCCCGGCCCAGCGCCTCGAGCACGGCCTCGATGCGCGCCATCAGCTCGCGCAGCTGCGGCAGCCGCACCGCGGCGCCATCGGTGGCCGCCGCCTCGATCTCGGCCTGCACCTGGCCGGCGGCCTCGGTGTAGATCCGCACCAGCTCCTCCACCGCGGCCGCATCCAGCTGCTGCATGGCCATGCGGGCCTGCTGGCTGGCGCGGCGGATGGCCGCCGCCACCTGCGCCGGCGTGGCCATCAGGCGCGGCCGCGGCCGCCGTTGCTGCCGGGCACGCTCACCGCGGTGGCGCTCTCGCCCTTCGGGGCGTTGCCGGGCGTGATGCTCACCCGGCTGGGGCTCGGCATGGCCGGCGCGCCGCCCGGCTTGGCGCCGGCGGCGCCGATGCCCGGCGTCACCGGGTACGGATCGGCCCGCTCGCCCCAGCTGCGCGCCGCGGCTTCCACCTTGGCCGGGTCGTAGCCCATCTCCTCCCACACCATCGGCGGCGGCAGGCCCAGGGCGTTGAGCTTGAGCGCCAGGTCGGCCACCTGGTTGGGCGTCTCGGTGCGGCGCTGCGAGTAGCGCAAGGTGAACTCATCCGGCTCGGCCACCACGCCCTTCAGCAGCAGGTGGATGCGGAAGCACCACTCGTACTCCCAGGCCAGCGTGTCCTGCATGTGGTCGATTTCGTCGTAGTAGTCGCGCTTCAGGTCCTCCAGCACGTCGCGGCTCAGGTCGCCCACGTAGCCGAACAGCGCCTTGGGCGCCGGCGTGCCCGCGAAGAAGGTGTCCAGCAGGTGCACCACGTCCTCGATCTCGCCCAGGTGCGCATCGCCCTGCAGCGCCGTCACCCCGCCCTTGCGGTTGGCGTAGAAGTCGGTGTTGACGTCGCCCTTCTCGCCTTCCACCTGCTTGCGGTAGGCCTCGATCTCTTCTGGGGTGGCGCCCTCCAGGATGTGGCTCAGCCGCAGCGGCGCGCGGGTGCGGCGGCGGATCACCATGTCCTCCTCCGTCATGCGCAGCTTGCGCCAGGTCTCCACCGTGGCGTCCAGGAACGGGCGGCCCATCTCGCCCATGTCGTCCCAGTTCAGGGGGTCGAAGCGGCCCAGCTGCAGCTGCCAGGCCGCAAAGGTGGCCAGCACGCGGCCCGTCAGCACGTCGCGCTGATCGTAGGCCGCGGCGGGGTTCTTGAAGCGGCCGTTGTCGTCCACGATGGGCACGATGGTCTCGGCCGGCATGCGCACCGCAGCCACCACCCGCTGGCGGTCGTCCAGCACCATCTGCAGCGCCAGGTTGCCCTCGGCCACCAGGGCCCGGGCGTCGCTGCGCAGCTTCTGGGGGCGGTACAGGTCCAGCCGCCGCGCGAAGTCTTCCCACTCGCGCTTCAGCGTCTGCCCGCTCTCGGGGAACTGCATCACCAGCCCGCCGCGCACCGTGTCGCGGCTCACGCGGCCGTGGATGTTCTTCACCCGGCCGTCGCGCACTTCCATCTCTCGCAGCAGCAGGATCTTCTCGCGCACCTCGGTGCTCACAGCGAACTGCCGGTAGTAGCGCGCCAGCGCCACATCGGCCGGCGTGCGGCTGCCCCGCTCGCCAGTGGGGCGGCCGTACAGCGGCGCCAGGGCCGTGCGCATCAGGTTGCCGGTTGCCCCGGCCAGCGTCTTCCAGTAGCTCACCGCCACCTCCTCGTCGTCATGCCAGCGCGGGCCGTCCGGCCCCGCCGTCGGCCAGCAGCTGCTCGCGCGACATCCGCCGCGTCTGCATCACCGCCGGGGTGTCTTCCAGGCCCCGCGTCAGCAGCGCGTACACGGCTGCGCACGTGGCGTCGAAGAAGTCGTCGCCCACCTTCTGGTCGGCCATCACGAAGCTGCTGTAGCTGGCCCGCGTGGGCACCGCCTTCATGTTGCGCATCTGGCGCATGAAGGCCACCCACTCTTCGGCCTCGCCGGCCCAGCCCATGTCGATGTAGGGCACCGCCGCGCGGCCGTGGTGGAAGATCTCGCGCACCGCGCTGGCCATCACGTGCTTCGTCATGCCTTCAAAGCGCATGGGGCTGAAGGCCCAGCCCGCCCAGGCGCTGGCGGTGCTCTGCCCGTCGGCCACCGTCTCGCGGTTCACGTGCGTGAGGCCCTGCGAGTACAGGTCGTCGTTCACCGCGGTGAGCATGCCCACGCCGTAGGCGTCGCCGATGGCGTAGTCGGGGCGGAAGTAGCCCCACAGCGCCACCAGGTCGCGGCGCAGGGCCTGGTCGCTGGTACCGGCCGGCCACCACTTCACGAACGGGAAGGTCACCCAGTTGCCGAAGGTCTCGGCCACCACCAGGGCGCTCTTGCTGGCCTCGGGCCGCTCGCCATGGCCGGTGTGGTCGTAGCCGAAGCTCACCAGCCCGCGGCGCTTGTAGCGCTCGCCCGGCAGCGGCCCGGCGCGCTCGAGCCCGGCTTCCAGGCCCACCGCCAGCGCGCGCTGCAGGTGCTCTTCCCAGATCCAGTTGCGCGCCTGGATGTTGCGGCACAGGAACTGGCGGATGTACTCCTCCGCGGGCAGCTGCTTGCGCATGCTGTCGGCCCAGGCTGCGTCGAGCACGCCCAGCTTCAGGCCCAGGTGCACGTCCACCGTGGTGAGCGTCTTGTACTCGCCCGTGTTCAGCAGCCGCTGCAGCACCCCGGCGCCCTTGAACACCCCGCTGATGCGGATCTCGGGCTTGAACTTGGCCACGCCGGCATCCACGCCCAGGCGCCGCGCCGCGCCCAGCATCGGCAGAAAGCGGCTCAGCAGCCGCTCCTGCGGCATGTCGTCCGTCTCTTCGAGGCTGGCGATGGTGATGCTGTCACCATCGATCTGGCTCATGATGCCGTAGGCACCGCCCTTGGAGTGGTTGGCGAACTCGAAGCCCGTGTCCTTGAGCTGCGGCCGGCCCTGCTTGTAGGCCACGTAGGCGCCCAGCATGGGGCTGCGGCGGATGGCCTCCAGCATGTAGTCCAGGTTGTTCTGGCTCTGCTGCATGCGCGGCGCCACGATGCCGCACTCCTGGTAGGGCTCGGTGGCCAGGCGCTCCAGGTTGTACATCTCCTTCACGCTGGTCTTGCCCGTGCGGCGGCAGCTGAAGTCCACCGTGTTGCGGTGCTGGTCCATCTCCAGCATCTTCAGCACCTGCACCGGGTCCAGCTCCACGTTGTGCACGTGCTTGTGCCACAGCGCGTGCGGGCGGAGCCCCGTGCGTGGGTCGGGCTGGGCGAAGCGCTGGATCTCCTGCTCCGCCACGCTGGCGTGCTCCACGCGCTCGGCGGCGCTCACGCGCATGGCTGGGCCCCGCTCAAGCTGCCGCGCCTGGCACGGCCGGGCGCTCGCCAGTGGCGGCCTCGTGCTCCAGCAGCACGGGGTCGGCATCGGCCTCGGCGCGGGCCTCGCCCATCACCTTGCCCAGCCGCTCCATGGCCGTGGCCATGCGGTCGGCGTAGCTGGCCAGCGCGTCCTGCGCGCCCTGGCCCGCGCCGGCCAGGCGGCCGCGCATGGCGGCGTCCTGCTCGTCGCCGGCCTGCTGCGTCATGCCCAGGTCTTGCAGGCTCAGGCCCAGGCGGCTGATCAGGTCCGTGAGCGGCTTGAACACCGGGTTCGCCATGTACTCATACACGGTGTGCTCTTCACCCTGCGCGTCCATCCACTTCAGGGTGACGCTCTCGCCCTCGAACACCTGCACCTTGGGCGTCTTGATCACCACGCCGTCGCCCAGCACCTGCTGCAGGCACAGCTGCAGCGTGGCCACCAGCGCGGCGTGCAGGTCGCTGTGCACGCGGCCCAGCACCTTGGGGTCGCGCTGCTCGAAGGCGGCGTGGTGCAGCATGAACAGCTCCACCTGCTTCACGCACGCGGGCTGGGCGGCGCAGTAGTCACGGTCCACCGTGCAGCGCTTGCAGTGCTCGTAGCCGTCGGGCTTGGCCGGGAAGTAGGTTGCCGTGCGCGCGTGCATGCCGTGCTTCATGGCGTTGAAGCGCGTGCGCAGCGCCTCTTCGGGCGTGGGGTGCCCGGCCAGGTTGGCCGTGGTGGCGGCAACGCCCTCGGGGGTGCGGGGGCCCGTGGCGTGCTGGTGCGCCTTGAGCAGGCCAATCTCCCACGGCGCCTGCGGCTGGTTCTGCGCCTCACATTGCGGGCAGTGGCCGAAGTAGCTGTACGGGTGGTGCGGCGCCTCGGGGTTGGGCTCCACCAGGTCGGGCTTGTCCTCCCAGGTGTGGCGGCACACCTTGCACATGAAGGTGACGGTGCTGAGCTCGGCGGACCAATCCTTGGGCATGGTGCCGGGCACTTTGCGCGCCCGGGCGCGACATTGGCAGGGGGGCGCCGGGGGCCGGACACACCGGCCGCCCGCCCTGCCCGGCCGCTACGGCAGATTGGCCAGCATGCGCGCCAGCGGCTCGGCCTGGCGCGCCTCGTCGGCCAGCGGCAGCAGCAGCGCGCGCACACTGGCGGCCTTTACCGCGCGGTCGCCGGGGTCTTCGCCCAGCAGGTCGAGCACGGCCTGCAGGCCGGTGTGCACCGCGGCCACATGGGCTTCAAGGTGCAACGGTACGTCGGGTTCGATGGTGATGGTCACGGTGCGGCGCTCCCTGCGGCTTGGTGGTTATGCCGATCAGTAGAGCCGGCGGCTCCAATCCCTAGAAAGCCCGCAGGCGCAGGCCACGCATCCGGGAGGGGTGGCTCACGCCATGAGCCACCAAAAAGGTATCGCAGTTAGGCGTTAGGCTTGCCTGCGAAGCAAAGTCAACCGAGACGAGGACATCTTGAGCACACACAAAGCAGTCTCCGGCCTTCTCGTTCTTGCGGCGGTGGCTGCACAGGCGCAGAGCGCAACAGACGCTACTGGGAACGCCTGGCAGTGCCGCTCTCAGGTGGACCGGATGAATGACAGGACCATCCGAGCGATCGGCATCGAAAGTGGCAAGCGCGAACTGCCTGCCCCATTCCACAGCGTCACGCTCCTGCTGGGGTACGCCGACATCCCTGGCGCTGGGGTCGGCCTGCTCTTGAGTGACGGCATCCTGGATTGCGGGGAGTCGCTTAACCCTTGCCATGTGAGGTTCCGGTTCGACGCCGAGCCGCCTATCACCGTAAGGGCGACCTCCAGATTCCCTTACAAGGCGCTCGACCTCGAAGGCAAGGAGCTGCTGAAGAAGGCCCAGCAGTCGCGCAAGTTCCTGGTGGAAGTTCCGATGCACCGCATCGGTCGGCAGATCTTCGAGTTCGTCCCTACGGGGAACCCACATTGCCTGGGCACTGAGGGCCAAGTGCTGGAGGATCAAGGCTCAAGCGGGCGGCCTTGATCGAAGCCATCCCCGGAACTCGACCACCCACACCCACGGGTTCTCGTCCCAGGAGCCGGGGCCGTTGATGGACTCCCACAGCAGTTGGAAGCCCCAGCGGTGCGTGCCTTGGTGCGGGAAGATGCACTCCCGCCCGCTGGCAAGGTCGGCCGACGGCGCGCCCTCAGCGACCGCATCCGCCTCGCTGATGTCCTGCAGCCGCTCGACGCGCACGCCCGTGACTTCGAGGGTGATGCGGCTGGCCCAGCGGGGCATGAACATCGGCGGCCGGTAGCGCCCGTAGCCGAGCTGGTGCGCGTGGTGGTCGGCATGCGCGTCGGCTTCGTACCAGAGCCGGTAGGCTGCATCCATGTCGCGCGGCGGCGTGTCGTCGGCTTCCTTGACCGTCCGCCAAGCCTCGCGCACCCACAGCCGGTCGCCGGGCTGGCCGTAGGGGCACGCGCCGTTCTCTGGCAGCGCGACGTACTCCGGGCTGAAGCTGATCGACGGCTCCAGCCACTCAAGCTGCCAGCCCTTCACGGCTCGCCGCGTCTGCGTCTTCGTGCCGGTCAGGATCGCGCGCACCATCGGGCCGCTGAAGGGGATCGGGCGCTCGCGCATGCTCATTCCTTCGCCGGCTTCATGAACACCAGCCAGTGCGTGCCGGCCTTCTTGCCGCTGGTGTTGCCGAACAGTGGCTGGTGCGGCGTTAGCGCCAGCACCTGCGAGAGCTTCACCTGTGTCTCGTTCCACTTGAACACCAGCACGCCATCTGGGTGCAGCACACGGAAGCACTCGATGAATCCCTGGCGCAGGTCTTCGCGCCAGTCCTGGCCCAGCTTGCCGTACTTGGCGGCCAGCCACGAGCGCGGGCCGGCGCGCACCAGGTGCGGCGGGTCAAACGCCACCAGCCGGAACGTTCCATCTGCAAACGGAAGCGCGCGGAAGTCCATGAGCAGGTCGGGGCACACCGTCAGCGTGCGCGTGCCTTCCTGCTTGCCGTGGCTGCGGTCGGTCACGGTCAACGTCTCGCTGCGCTGGTCGCCGAACACCGCGTCCGGGTGGCCACGGTCAAACCACATCATCCGGCTGCCGCTGCAGGGGTCCAGAACCCTTGCCATCACCCGCCTCCCTCGGCCTTCGGCTCCACCGGCACCACCAGCGGCGTGAAGTGCGTGTGGTAGTGCGGCCACTCGTCATCGATCGGACTGCCGATCCAGGGCGCCTCGTTGATGGGGAACCGCCACCACAGCGCCGGGCCCATCTCCTCGCGCCACTCCTCCAGCGGCCTGGCCGTTGCGGCCGCGCGGCCCGCCTTGGTGAGCGGGTGGTGCTCCAGCACGTCGGCAGCTGAGTCCACGCACTGGTTGCGCGGGTCCAGCACCACCGACATGCCCATCACCACGCGGAACAGGCTACCGCGCTCCACGATGCCCAGCAGGTGCCGCAGCGCGCGGCCGCACTGCTCGTCGTTGTCGCTGTCGAAGTGCTCGATCTCCCAGCCCTCGCGCACGCGCTGCACCGGCTCTGGCATCGTCGGGCACCAGCGGTCGGTCAGGGTGCTGAAGGCGGCGCAGAGATCGGCGCCCATGTCCAGGTCTGCCTGGGAAGCCTTGGCCATCTTCATGCTGCACCCCACCGCACCAACGGCCGCCCCCGCAGCTCGCGCGCCACGCGCTGCCGCTCCATCACCAGCGCCTGGAGCTTCAGCAGCCGCAGCGCCGCCTGGGCGGCCATGCGCGCCTTGGTGGGCCCGCCGTGGATGCTGTCGCTGCAAAGCATGTTCAGCCCGTGCCGGCTGCCGGTGACGGCCACCCGGGCCTGGTAGCCGTGGGTGGTGTCGCTGTCGATGCGCACGATGTGCGCGGCTGTCTTCCTGCGTTGTCTCATCGATTGGCTCCTGTCGGGCTGTCGGCGCGCGCCAGCTGCAGCGCTGCCACGTAAGGCCGCACCCAGATGGATGCCGCCGAAAGGCTGAAGGTCTCCCCCGCGTCGGCCAGCAGCAGCGTGCGCAGGATCTCGCCGGCCACCGCCTCGGCCGCATCGGGCGGCACGGCGTTGCCGATCCACTCGCGGTGCTGGCTGTCGCTCTGGGTGTCAGCCGTCATCGCGCCCGTGAAGGCCAGCACGTCGGCCGGGTCCTCGGGGTCGAACAGGCTCTGCAGTGCCGCCAGCTCCAGCGTGGTGAAGGGCCGGTGCCAGGTGCCATCCAGGCTGCGGATCAGGCACACCAGCTGCTCGTCGGGCGCCGGCATCGGCCGCGGGTCGGCCACGGACCAGGGCCCGTTGTCGTGGCAGGCGCTGGCGCTCACCGCGCCGCTGCTGTCGCCCCAGCGGGTGACGCCGTAGTGGCCGCCCGTGAGGTAGGCACTCCGCTGGGGGTGCATGCCGGCGCGGGGGTCGGCCACGGCGAAGGCGCCCTGCCCCGTGGTGCTGCCGCTGATCACCGTGCCGCTGGGCCGCTGCCAGCCGGCCACGGCGTACTTGGCGAAGGCGGCGCCCGCCTGGCGCGGGTCGGCCACGGCCTGGCCGCCGGCGCTGGGCCCGGTGCCGCCCGTCACGGTGCCGGCGTGCTCGCCGAAGGGCACCACCCGGAAGCAGTTGTTGTGCTTCAGGCCGGTGCGCGGGTCGGCCACGCTGCCGTAGCCGCTGCCCGGGGCGAGCTTGGCCGTCACGGTGGCGCTGCTCTCGGCCCAGGCCCGCACGCCGTAGGCGTGGCCGTCGTGCCAGGCGGCGCTGGGCTCGAAGCGCGGGTCGGCTGCGGTGGCGCCGCCGCGGTGCGCCTCGGGCACGATGAGGTAGTCCCTCAGATGCCCGTTCTCTACCGCCAGGCGGTTCAGGCTGCGCCAGTCGCTGCCGGCCTCCACGAAGGCCAGGCGCACCCAGGTCTTCCACTGCAGCCGCGGCACGCGGTGCAGCGGGCCGGCGGCCTCGTCGCCGGGCAGCCACAGGCGGCCGATGACGTCGCCCACGCTGCGCAGCGGGCGCTTCGGCGGCTCGTACAGGAAGTTGGGCACCTTCTCCGGGTGCCGCGCCACGATCAGGCAGCGCTTGCGGCTCTGGCCCAGGCCGCCGAGCTCGCCGCAGTCGTGCACGGTCTCGGCCGTCAGGTAGCCATAGGCGTGCAGCATGCCGATGGTCTGGTCCACGAAGGGCCGGCCGCGCGTCAGCAGCCGCGGCACGTTCTCGAACAGGATCAGCGGCACCGGGTCGTCGGGCCACGCCTCGAGCACCAGCCACAGCGCGCGCTGCGCCAGCTGGTTCATGGCGGCGTACTTCGGGCTCACGCTCTTGGCCTCGGGCAGCAGGCCGCTGAAGCCCTTGCACGGCGCGCTCAGGAAGATGCAGTCCGGGCGGATGCCGCGGCAGTAGGTGCGCAGGTCGGCCGGCGTGGCCTCGCGCCAGCCCTCGGGCGGCTGCCGGCCGCCGTGGATGGCGATGTACTGCTCGCGGCTGGCCAGGTCCAGGTCGAGCGCCGGCACGCCCAGGCGGCGGGCGAACACGCGGTTGGCCTTGGCGTCGACGTCGATGGAGCCCAGGCACTCCCACTCGCCCTGCATGCCGGCTACCTCCACCCGGGCGCGCTTGAACCCCAGCGCGCCGCCACCCATGGCGCCGAACAGGTGCAGCAGGGTCTTGCGAACGGTCTTCATGCTGCGGTGCTCCTCACGCCAGTGCCGCTGCGCTGCCAGGGCAGCTCGGGCATCGGCTCGGGCTTGAACTCGGCCCGGTCGCTGGCCATCTGCAGGCCCAGCGCCTTGAGGGCCTGCAGGTTGCCGCCGCAGGCCACCACGGCCGACTCGGGCGTCCACAGGCTGTAGGCCCACTGCACCGGCGCGTTGGGGTCGAAGGTGATGGCGAAGCCCGAGCCGCCCAGCTCGAGGCGCTGGCCGCCCACCATGGCGCGCCAGGCGGGCGCCGCAGCGGGCTGCGGCGGCGGGGTGGCCGGCTCGTCGGGGCGGAACTCCACGCGGAGCTTCAGGCGGCGGGCCACGGCGCGGCCCAGGGAGAAGAGCAGCGTGAACAAGCCCGTGAAGGCCAGGAAGATGAAGGCCAGCGCGGCCAGGTGTTCCCAGGCGCTCATGCCGCACCCCCACACGCCGACACGTGCCCCGCTGCCGCCAGGTGCTGCGTCACATCGTGGATGAACCCGTTGCTGCGCCGCCGCCGCTGCCGCTGTACCCGTGGTGCATGCCTAGAAGTGGAAGGAGGCGCCACATTCCGTCCGGGGCCCAGCTTGAAGAACTTCACCCGGGCACCGCGGTGGCGCCGGCGGGCCCACAGGGGCACATGGGCCAGCTGCAGCTGCACCAGGGTCTCCAGGCAATCGGTGATCTGGTCTCGGTGCAGGCCGGTGCTGTCCATCAGCTCGGGTATGCAGGCCGGCGTCTCGATGCAGCGCAGCAGCTGCACGAAGTGCAGCACGCTCGGGCACAGCTGGCGGGCAGGCAAGCGCACCGCTTCCACGGGGCGGCCGTTCGGCCGCAGCGCCGGCGGGGGCGCGTCGTCGCCCGGGCCAAAGGCCAGCAGCGGCTTCGCGGTGCGCCGCGGCTCCAGCTCCCAGCCCGCCACGTGGGCGTAGCGCAAGGCCTGCAGAGTGCCGAGAAAGCGGTACGCGGCCACGTGCCCCATTGAGGCCCGCTGCATCAGGCCCACCGTGGTCGCAGGCTTCTGCACCAGCATCGCGGCCAGATAGGCGTAGCCGACAAGCCCGAGCCGCGCGCGGTTGTCGCGCACGCTCTCGCGGTGCTTCAGCCAGGCCTCGATGCGGGCTGCCACCTCGGGCGCCGTGTTGATGGCAAAGGTCGCCGTCACGGCTTCACCCCACGCGGCTCGCTCCAGGCCACCACGCGGCTGGCGAAGGGGAAGCCCTCCGCGCTCATCCAGCGCTCGCCGTCCCAGTAGCCGGGCCAGCAGTCCTCGTCGTCGGCCTCCAGCTGGCACAGCACGGTGGCGTCGGCGTCGGGCAGGCGCGGGCCGGGCGCGGCGTGCCACACCAGCAGCTCCAGGCGGGTGTGCGCGTCGTGCGGCGCCAGCATGGCGGCCATGGCCTCCAGCTGGCTGGGCTCCAGCATGTCCAGCAGGGCCATGGCATGGCCCAGGGGGGTGGGGGTGGCGGGCACCGCTTCGGTGGCCGTCTCTTGGGGGTGGTCGGTCGGGTGCGTCATGGCGGTTGTCACTCCGGTTGGGTGGGGTCAAGATTGGTGGGCACCACGGCGTACAGGCCGTACTGCCCCAGGGCTGGCAAGCTCAAGGCCACCATGTGGCCTACGCGCTTGCCGTGGACGGTGCACTCGATGTCTTCATCCGCCAGCACACCGGCGGCCTTGAGCTGGGCCTTGAAGACCCGATCGCTCTTCACGGGCAGGTGGTCGAAGAACTCGCGCAGGCTTTGCTCGCGGCCCATGTGGTCCATCACGTGGCTGGTGCGCACGCAAAGCACCTCTTCCTCGTCGATCTGCTTGAACGCGAAGGGGTGGCGGAACTTGCCGGCGCTGATCTCGCTGAGCAGCGTCTCCAGGATCCACACCCAGGGCTGGCGGTCGCTGGTGCTTTCCTTGATGTGGGCGTTCATCTGCGCCGTCAGGTCGCGCAGGAAGTTGCCCGCGCCGAGCGAGAGCCCCGCAAAGTCGCACAGCAGCGTCCAGGCGGTGCGCATCGCGGCGTAGTTGTTCAGCATGCGCTGGGCACCCGCGTCCTCGCGCTTGGCAGAGCAGCTCGCTGCCATGGCTTCGCGCGCTTCAGCGTGCAGCTCGAGCACCTTCTCCTTGGGCGTGGCCGCCAGAAACTCCAGCCACTGCCGCACCGGGAACACCGGCAGGTTGGCGGGCATCTCGGGCCCCCGGTTGGCCAGCGTCATCTGGTTGCTCACCATCTTGCCCAGCAGCGTCTTGGCGTCCACCTCTTCGCCCACCAGCAGCACCGGCGCGCACACCAGGAACTCCTTCTTCTCCGTGCCGCGCGTGCTGTACTCGTACTGGTAGCACTCCTGCAGCGTGTGCATGGCCTTGGCCAGCACGTCCTTCTTGTTGGCGCTGATCTCGCCCCAGCCCACGGGCTGGCTGGTGAAGCTCACGCTGCCCAGGATGCGGAACTCGGTCTGCATGGTCTGGCGGCTGAACATCTGCAGCCCCACCGTGCGCGACAGGCGGTTGCTGAACACGCCCTTGCCCACACCCTTTTCAGCCTGCAGCGCGAAGTGCGGCCAGTAGCCGATGAAGGCCTTCAGGTGCGCGCCCAGCGCCCACACCAGCACCATCGCGGCGTTGTTGCCGCCGAAGGTCTGCTGGTAGGCGTCGACGATCTCGGCCGCGGTCTCGCGCGTGCCGCTGGGGAACACCAGGTTCCAGTACGGGCACTGCTGAGATGGGTCTTTGAAGTAGCAGTCGCGCGCCTCGTTCACCACCAAGGTGCCACGCTTCCAGGCCAGGCCCACGAAGTTGATGGCGTCACGCGCGCCCAGGTCGGCCGCCCGCTCCATGATGTTGAGCAGCCGGCTGAATGCCGCCGGTCTGTAGACGGGGCCGAACTTCTTCCACACGTCCAGGTTGTGCACCTGGTCGTCTTCAACCACGCGGCGCAGCATGGTGTCGCTCTCGCGGGGCACCTGCACCGTCAGTGCGTACAGCGTGCGGGGGGAGAGGTCCTTGTCCCCGGTCATCATGCTCATGGCGCTGGCCACGCGAATGCGGCTCACGGCCGCCACGCGGAAGCCGCACACGTTGGAGAGCTCGAAGTCCTCCTGGCCGGTCTCCTCGTTCTTCTTGTACTTGTCGACGTAGCTGGTGAAGTCCTCGCGCACGCGGTACTTCCAGTACACGCTGAAGTCGTGCGCGGGCAGCCAGATGCGCGGCTTGCCCTTGCCGCCCTTGCCGTGCATGCCGGGTATCAGCCAGGGCTCCAGCTTCTTGAGCGCGGCGCTCAGGCCCTCCACGCCCCGGGCCTGCAGCAGGTCGTTCAGGTCGTTGATGGGCTCTTCGTCGTCGTCGGTCCAGTCGTCCTGGTCCAGCATCAGCGCGGGGATGTCCAGCGCCACCAGCGCCTCGTGCGCCTGCCAGGCGTAGTAGGTGCCGGGGCAGTAGCCGGCCAGCTTGCCGCTGGCCTCGGGCTCGTCGTTGTCGAAGCCCAGCACCACGCGCTTGCCCAGCATCAGCCGCCAGTCGCAGTTGCGGGCGTTGCCGGCGCCCTGCAGGCTGAAGCCCACCACGCCGGCCAGGTTGCAGCTGTCCACGCTCAGGGCGTTGATGGCGCTCTCGCACACCACCACCGTGCGGGCGGCGGCAAAGCGCTTCCAGTCGGCGGCCCAGGGCGCGCCGTTCTTCTCGCCCTGGGTGCTGGTCTTCTGGCCGCCGTTGAGCTGGGCGTCGAAGTAGCGCGTCTCCACCGCCAGCACCTGGCCGGTGCTGGGGTGCCGCACGATGAAGGCCACGCCCGGGCCGCCGTGGCCGGCCTCGCCCGCGGCCACCGTGGTGCTGGTGTAGTCGTTGAAGCCGATGGCGTGGCGGTCGATGGCCGTCTGCACGGCACGCTCGGTGAGGCCGCGGCCGGTGAGGTAGTCCATCACCGCCTGCAGGTTGGCCGGGCTGCGGATGCCGGCCAGGCACTTGTCGGCGATCCACTCGGCGCGGCTGCGCTCGGGGCGCGGGCCGGCCTGGGCGGCGCCGGCCGCGGCCTGGGCCGGGCGGGCGCGGGCGGCCACGTGGGGGTACATCTCGGCCAGCTCGCGGATGGCGGTGCCGTCGTCGCAGGACTTCACCAGCTGGTACAGGTCGATGGGGCCGCCGCCGCTGCCCTCGCGGTGGTCCATCCAGCGGCTGCGGCCGCCCTTGTCGCGGTAGGTGCTCAGCGTGGGGCTGTGCGCGCGGCCGCCGGCCTTGGGGCCGGTGTGCGGGTTGCGGAAGTTGCCGCGGCCATCGGGCCGCTCGAGGCCCAGGCGCAGCGCCAGGTCTTCGCAGTCAACGCCTTTGTTCAGCTCTTCGGCCAGGCTGGGTTTGCTGGGGGGTGTCATGCCGTGCCGCCGCGGTGGGCGGTGTTGTTCTTCGGGGGTACTGCCAGGGAGGTGGGCCCGGGGGCCTAGCTGCTGCTGAAGAGGTCGCCGGTGCCGGCGTCGCGCTGGGCCTTCTTGGCCAGGGCCTTGCCGTGCACGGCCTCGATGGCGGCCTGCACGGCCTTGGCGTGCGTCTCGCGCGCGCCGGGCTCCTTGCCGATGCGCTTCCACGCGGCCCACACCTGGCGGCGGATGGCCGCCGGCACGCGGCGCCAGTGGTCCACGCACATCAGCAGCGGGGCGTGCGTCTGGGCCACGCAGCCGACGGCGGCGCAGTTCACCAGCAGCGGGGCGCGCTGCTCGCGGCCCTTCCTGTTCTCGCGGTACATCAGCCCTGCCCTTCCTGCGCCATGGCCAGGGCAGCCTGCAGGCGCTCAATGGCGCGCAGCCGGGCCTGCTTGCCGGCGCCGCGGTTGAGCACCTGCAGCGCGTACTTGGCGGCCTCCTCGATGTCCGGGGCCGCCGCGATCAGCGCAGCGTTGGCCTCGGCATCGGGGCCCTCGCAGGTAGCGATCACCCAGCCGTCGTTGGCCCAGCCGTGCTCCTTGGCGGACTCGACGCGCCGGCCGTTTCTGGCCCAGGAGCCCGGGGTGCGGCTGACGGCGCTCATGCCACCACCTCGTCGGCGGGCACCACCACGGGTGCACCCAGCACAGGCAGCAGCTTGGCCGCGAAGGTGGCGATGTCCTGGGCCTTGTCTGGGCACCCCTTGTGGTGGGGGATCTCGAACTCGGCCATCACCAGCTCGGGGGCCTCCGCCTGGGCGCCCTGCCCTGCGGCTGGCGCCGGCAGCCGCACGGCCAGGGCCACGCGCATGTGCTCGCCGTCGTCGCTGGGGGCCATCAGCAGCTCGCGGTGGTGCTCGGGGCCGCGCTGGGCCAGGCGTTGCAGCGCGCGGCGCGCCAGCGGGCTGCCGGCCAGGCAGTACAGCTCGCCACGGGGGTTGAGCCGTACGCTGCCGGCAGACACCAGCAGCACGAGCTCGTCGTCAAGCTGGCCCGGAAAGCGGCGCAGCTCGTGCTCGATGCGCGTGCGCGGCACCCATCCGCCGGCCAGAGCCAGCAGCTGCACCACGGCGCGGGCAAAGGGGCTGCTCATGCGGCGGCACCTCCGCCCAGCACGATGGTGGAGTGCAGGCGCACGGCCGCCGCCTGCGGCGCCGGCAGGCCCAGCTGGCGGCGCAGCGCGGGCGTGTCGGCCGCGGTGCTGCCCAGGTTCAGGCTGCCGCTGTGGCCGGTGCAGTAGGGCTGGCCGGTGGCGTCCACGCCCACGAAGCCGGCGCTGTGCACATCGTGCTCGGCAAAGCCCAGGCGCTGCACCATGTCCAGGTGCGAGATCTCGGTGATGGCGTCCCACAGCACGAAGCCGCGGACCTTGTGGCGGATGAACTTGGTGTTCAGCATGGGGCCCTCGAGGTGGAAGGGGTCAGTCGGTGGCGCCGGCCTGGCGCGGCATGAAGGCGCAGGCCACGGGCAGCTGCGGCGGGCAGGTGGGCCAGGTGACGGTGACGTGCGCCGCCACGCGGCCGGCCACGTAGACGGTGGCCACCTGGCTGCAGCCCGCCGGGTGCGGCTGAACCTCGCCCCACTCGATGGCGTCGGCGGGCATGGAGATGACGGCGGTGCTGCTCATGCCGACGGCTCCGTGCGCAGGGGCTGGCAGTGGCCCACGGCGCGGCTGCGGGTGCGGGCCAGCAGCTCGGCGTGCTTCTCTCGCTGCTCGCGCGCCAGGCGCTCGGCGTGGCGCTCGCACACCGCCAGGCTGCTGGCGGCAATCACCTCGCGGTGCAGCTCGGCCTCGATGGGCTGGCGGCCCTGGCTGGGGGGCACCAGCAGCAGCACGATCACGAGGTAGGCGTTCATCGGGCATGCCTTTCGCGCCACACGTGCGACACCAGCATGCAGCTGCCGTTGGCGCCCGAGAAGTCCATCGCGCGGATGCCGCCCGATGGGATGGTGTCGGGCGCGTCCAGCGCGCCGAGCGCCGAGAAGGTCACCGCGTAGTCCGTGGTGAACGAGCTGCAGGCCTCGAGCTGCACCTGGTCGCTGAAGGGCTGGTGCGCACCCGTGGCGCAGTTGAGGGGCCCGAACACCCAGCGGTCGCCGTAGCGCTTGTTGCCGGTGCTCATGACGCCACCCGCTCATCGCACCGGCAGGTGCCGTAGCGCTTGCAGGCGCCGTTGCACGGCTCGCCCTGGCTCAGCGCCGTGTCGGCGGCGGCGCGAAGCTCGGCCTCGCAGCGGCGCGCGGCGGCCTCGAGCTCAGCCAGCGTCATCACGTACACCGCGCTGCCTGCGCGGATCTGCGCAGCCCGGTGCCGCAGGCGGCGCACCCGCTCGGCCAGCAGCACGCAGCGCTCGAACTCCGCCATGCAGGGTGTGATGCACGGCTCGGCCGGCGCGCCGTCGGCCACGCGCACGGCCGCCAGGTAGGCCGGCGTGCCGTACATCAGCACCACCATGGCCTCGGCCGCGCTGCGCGCCGCGCACTGCAGCTCCACCTGCCGGCGGCGCTGGGCGTGGTCCACGTGGGTCACGCGCCAGCTCATGCGGCCCCCGGCTGCGGCTGGTTGGCCAGGGCCAGGCGCATGGCCACGCGCTTGGGCAAGCGGGCGCCGTCCACGTTGTGCAGCGCCGCGGTGTACTCCTCGCGCAGCATGCCGGTGTAGATGCCGGTGCTGGCCAGCGATGCGTGGCCCAGGGCCTGCTGCACCACCTTGGTGGGGTTGTTCGATCGGCTGCGGCGGATGATGTTCACGCCCCGGGTGTGGCGCAGCCAGTGCGGCGTGGCGCGGAACGGCAGGCCGGCGCGCTGGCTCCACATCACCATGCGGGCCTGGTAGCTGCGCACAGAGAGGGCCGTGCCGTCGCGGCCCCACACCAGCGGCTGGGCCTCGCGCGGCAGCGCCGTGGTGGCGGCCTCTTCGCGCTGCAGGCGCAGCAGCTGCTCAAGGCACTCGCGCACGCTCTGCGTCACCAGGTACTCCAGGCCGCGCTTCTTGCCCTTGCGCTGGCTGGGCAGCGAGACGAGCCAGCCGTGCTGCAGGGCCTGCTCGGCCTGCGCCGCGCTCCAGCGGCTGAACTCATCGATGCGGGCGCCCGTCTCGATCAGCAGGCGCATCCACCAGTAGTCGCGCTGGGCCAGCGGGCAGTGGGTGTTGCGGGCGGCGCGCAGCAGCTGCTGCTGCTCGGGCTCCGTGAGGTAGCGCCTCAGCATGGGGGCGGTCATGGGCGGACTCCTTGGTGTCGGTTGGCGGTTGTTGGTCGAGCAGGGCCCCGCCCACCAGCCAGGCGGCGGCAATGGCGGTGGCCTGCAGCCAGGTGGCGGCTCTCACGGCCGCGGCTCCTGGTCTTGGTGTTGGGGGATTAGCGGCGCCGGCGCTGCCGCGCCAGCAGGGCCAGCCGGGCGCACAAGCGCCAGCGCTGCGCGGCCTCGGGCTCGCCCAGCAGCGCGGCCGGGCTGGGGTACAGCCGGTGCAGGTGCGGGCGCATGCGCCACTGGCGCACCACCCACGCGTCGATGGCCTGGGGCGGCGGCTCCACCGGGGGCAGCGGCAGGGCCAGTTGGGCGGGCGGCGGCATGGGTTTGCTCCTTCAGTCGCTGGTGCAGCGCGGGGCCGAAGAAGAAGAGCAGCCGCTGCACCACCGCGGCGCCGCCCACGGCCTGGCCGGCCGGTGGTGTGAACTGGCCAGCCAGGCTCAAGCCGTGGCGGGGCGGGCCTTCAGGCCTCATCGACGTAGCCCTCGAGCCGGTGCACCAGCGTCATGAGCGCGCTCACCAACTCGAACGCCTCGCCGCGGATGCGCGCCAGCTGCTCCTCGGTGAAGCGGCGCTGCTTCAGGCCCGCGGCCAGCTCGCGGTGGAAATCGCCGGTCTCGGCGCCCAGATTGGCCAGCAGCTCGAGCAGCGCCTCGTCGCTGACGGTGACGTGCTGGTTGCAGTCGTACGCCGCGCGGCCGAAGGTCTCGTCCATCGCGTCGAGCACGCGGGTGTCGCCGCTGATCTGCGTCACCAGCATCACGTCGCGCAGCGTCGGCTGGTTGTGGCTGTCGTCGCTGGCGTCGGCCTTGTTGTAGAGGGTGCCCGGGCGGTAGCCCATCAGCGGCGCAAGGCGCTCCACGCCCACGAGGTACACCAGCTCGCGGAAGGCCTGGAACACATCGGGCGCCAGCCGGCGGCGCAGTGCGTTGTTCGATGACTTGAATGACATGGAGCGCCTCGCTCAGTGGCGCAGGGCCGCGGCGCACCGCAGACTTGCGGCATGCGTCGACCTTTTGCAGCCCGTTACGTGAATCACGCACATGGGGTAATCCTTCAGCTGCCGGGGCTGCGGGTCTGGCCAGTGAAGATGGGCATCTCCACCAGCGAGCGCTCAAGCCGGGCACGCACTTCCGCGCTGCGATTCCTCGCGCCCTGCTGGGCAGCCTTGTCCAGCCGCTTGATCAGGCTGGTCGGCACCTTGAGCGTCAGGGTGGTGTCTTTGGTGGTCTTCATTTCGGGGCGTCACGCCGTGGTGTTACGTGGCATCACGATAGCTTGTGCATTCACAGAATGCAATACCCCGCATGACTAAACTCACGGCCATGGCACGACCACGCAAACCCGAAGGCGAGCGCGTGCGGGACATCCCGCCGCTTTCGCTGCGGCTGCCGCTTGACCTGCGCGAGGCACTCGAACGCGAAGCGGCTGTGCTGGGCAAGAGCCTGACCTCCGAGATCGTTGAGCGCCTGCGCCGATCGCTCCCCGAGCCCGGGCACGCCACCGTGGTGAAGAGCGGCGAGGGCACGCCCACCATCCAGTTCACAGCTCTCTCGGGCAGCCAGCGCGCGCTGCTCATGCACTTCAGCGGCATGCCGCCCGAGAAGCAGCTGGCCCTGCTCACCCTGCTGCGCCGCTGAGCGCGCTGCGCGCTCGCGCGTTCTGGATGAACGCGCGCCCGCGCCTCACTGGAAACGCGCGCCCGGCCCTCCTACCGTGGCGGCATGAACACCGCCACGCGCCTGCTGCTCGCCGCCCTGCTCTGCGCCCTGCTGGCCGCCTGCGGCGGCAATGGCGACGACGAGGAAGACTCGCGCCGCGACACCGGCCCCGTGGACTGCAAGGCCCGGCCCGAGCTGTGCATCTGAGGCGCTAGGCCGGCGGCGTGTCGGGCGGCGGGGCCGGCGGCTCCGGTGGTGGTGGCGGCGGCGGCTCGGGCGGCGGGCTCGGCGTAGGGCCCGGCGGCGGCGCCGGCGGCGCGGGCGATGGCGTGGGCGGCGCGCTGAGTGTGGCCCCGGCGTAGAAGTCAGCCTGCAGCGACAGGTTGCCGAACTCCATGCGCCGCACGCCGCCCGCATACGCGGCCAGGCCCACCGTCACCTCGCTGCCGCCCACCACGGCAAACTGGTGCAGCACGCGAATGCTCTGCAGCACATCGGGCTGCGGTCCCACGCGCGGGCCGTAGGTGGTGACGCCGCCTTGCTCGCAGAAGGCCGCTGCGGTGTTGAAGGCGCCGCTGAAGCCGGCGTACCACATGTCGAAGATCACGCTCACCTCCACCACGCCGGACACGGCGGGCGTGAAGGTGCGCGTGATGGGCCTGCCGCCGAAGAAGCTCATCAGGTCACCGTGCTGTAGATCACCGGCCCCGCCACATAGGCAGTGAAGCGCTGCATCCCAGGCGCGCTGTCACCGTCGGTCAGCACAGCGCGCACGCGCCACTCGCTCGGCACACCGATGGCGTTGCGCCACCGCACCCGCAGCACATAGAGCGTGTTGCCGCGCAGATTCAGCCGCACGCTGGTGGCGGTGCCCGCCTCTTCAGGGAAGCGCAGCCACTCGTCGGCGGGGTCGCTGTGGCGGCGGTACTCCACCTGCAGCGCACCGCGGCTCAGCACCAGCGCGTCGGTGCTGGCGTCAAAGGTCAGCAGCACGCGGGCGAACACCTGGCCGTTCGCGTCAACCTCCAGCGCGCCGCTGCCCGTGGCCACCTGCAGGTTCTGCACCGGCTGCACCCTGAAGGGGTCGTCGCGCGGTGCCAGCGGCAGGGCCAGCGGCGCCGGGGCGTCCACCAGGTCGTAGAAGCTCGGGTCGTCCTGCACCAGCGTCAGCTTCACGGGGCCGCCGCTGGCGTGCTCTTTCTTCGTCACGCGGAACACCTGGTTGACGATGCCCAGGCCGGCCAGCGTCAGCGTCACCCGCTGGCCCGGGCGCAGGCGCAGCGCGCGCAGCTTCGCCGGGAAGGCCAGCGAAGTGCCGCGCGAGCGCTCCAGCATCACCCGCGCCAGCTGGTGGCAGCGCAGCGGGCTGTCGGTGAAGGGCATGTCCAGCTGGTCCCAGGCCTCCACGCCGTTGTCCACCGCCACGAAGCCGGCGTTCTGGTAGGGCACGTAGTCGGTCAGCTGGTTGTAGCGCTCGGGGTCGTAGAAGCGGCCCCGCAGCCCGTTGGCCACGTCCATGATGCCGGGCACGGGCACCAGGTCGATGGGGCCGGCGTTGTCGGCGTCGGTCAGCGCCATCACCGGCGCGCTGTAGGCGCCGGCCTGCACGTACCAGCCGCCATTGAGCGTGGCGAAGCCGGCCATGCTCTGGCACAGCGCCTCCAGCGTGGCGTCGGGGTCCTGGCTGGTGTCGAGCCGGCCGTTGCAGGTGTACAGCGGCTGGGTGGTGCTGCCGTAGGTGGCAGGCACGTCGCAGTCGTTGGCCGCGGCCATCACGCTGGGCCAGTTCACGTGCTGCTTGCGCGCCAGCTTGCCGTACTCGGCGCACAGGAAGTCGGCAATCGCCAGCGCGTTGTTGCGGCTGAAGGTGTGCGTGCTGGGGTCTTCAAAGCGCTGCGGCCCGCTGCCGCCGGGCTGGGTGCTGTCCAGGCGCGGGTCGTACAGCTTCTTCCCGCGCAGCGTCACCGTCACCAGGGGCGGGCCGCCCTGGAACTCAGGCTCCAGCAGGTTGAGCTCGAACCAGCTGTAGCAGATGCCTTCGCCGCGGTCACTGGCCGCCCAATCGCCAGGCACGGTGGCGATCAGGTCGGGGTCGGCCAGTTGGCCGGGCTGGCCCAGGTGGTGCCGCACCCTCACCAGCGCACTGTCGGCGCGGCTCAGGTAGTTGACGATGAAGGTGGTGCCCACGTAGGCCGAGGCAAGGGCCGAAGGCACCGTGACCACGTTGTCCTCGAAGGTGCATTCCTCGATGGGCACGGGCACGGGCTGGGGGTCCACCCCGCCGTCGCCGCCCGAGCCGCCCTGCTCGATGGCCACCGACACCAGGCTCTGGATGTCGGTGCTGAGCGTGAGCGTGCCGCCAGTGGCCAGCACCACGTACTCCACGCGGGCTTCGGTGCCTTCGCGGTACCAGCGGCTGCCCGGCGTGACGTAGCCGCTTTCGTCCAGCGGGCCGATGCTCTCGCCGTTGATCTGGACGTCCAGGATGCCTTCGCACTCGTGCGCGGCCCACACGGCCACCAGGTGCTTGAACTCGTCGCGCGCGCCGCTGGTGAGCAGCGCCGCGAAGCTGGCCCCCACGGTGGCCTCGCCGTAGACCACGGGCCAAGGGTTGTCGGCGCCCAGCAGGTTGACGGTGCGGTCGGTGAGCTGCGCGTTGAAGGCATCACGCTGCTCGGCCGCGGCGCGCTTGGCCTTGCGGCGCTGCTGCAGGCCGCCGTACACCGAAGAGGCCACCGCGGCAATCTGCACCACGGCCACGACCGCCTGCAAGGTGGTGAGGCTGCCCCACCAGGTGGCAACAGCGGCGGCGGCAGCTGGCATCGCTCAGTGCCTCCAGGCCAGAACGGCGGCCGCCATGGGCAGCACCTGCAGCCCTACCGGGCCGGGCGCCAGCGCGTCGGGCCCGTTGCACAGGGCCAGCAGCTCGCGGCGGCGGCCTGCCGGCCGCAGCAGCACCACGTCGCCCAGCACCGCATGCGAGGGTGCCACGGGCTCGAGCCCGGCCCGCGCCAGGCCGGCCAGCAGCCCGCCGGCCTGGCGCAGCGCGCGGCGCGCCTCGCGCGGGTTGGCGCGCGGCTGGCGCGCCTCGGCCAGCACGTCGCGGCCATCGTGCATGGCCTGCAGCGCATCGGCCACGAAGGCCAGGCAGTCGTTGTCGCCCCACCCGAAGGGCTGGGCCAGGCGTGCCACCACCAGCGCCTGCAGGCGCCGCTGCCAACCGCGGGGGCGTTGCGGTGCTTGGGCCACGGCCTCATATCTCCTGGAAGCGGCGGCTCAGCCAGGGCACGGGCCGGCCGGTGAGGTCTTCGATGCGGCTGAAGAACGTGTCGCCCGGGTGCCGCGCCGAGTGCTGCGCGTGGTTGAGCCGCAGGCTGCGCTGCGTGCGGTTGTCGCGGCCGTAGGGCTCGCAGCGCAGCACCACGCTGCCGGTGTCGCCCTCGCCGTCGCCCGTGTTGATGAGGGGCTGGCTCATCTGGCCAAACCAGTACAGCTCGGGCTCGCCCAGGGGGCGCAGCTGGTCGTCCAGGTGGGCGCGGTACAGGCTCACCTCGCGGCCGCGGTAGGTGCTGGGGTCTTCGCTCTGCACCAGCGCCAGGATGGACTCGGCCACCGGGTAGAGCATGAGGTCCATGCCCGGGTACTCCAGGCGCTCGCTGTTCTTGACGGGGCTCAGGCCGGCCAGACCGCCCAGGCCGTCCCAGGTGTAGCCGCCAAAGGGCAACGCGTGCGGCCAGTTGCTCAGGCGCGCCACGCCGGTGCTGAAGTGCAGCTCGGCCAGCACGAGCTCGGGCGCGTAGCCGCTGGCCAGCTGGGCGTCGACGCTCACCCGAAGCTCTCCTCGAAGCTCAGCGGGCCGCCGCGCGGCGCGCTGCCGCCGCTCTGGCTGAAGCCGCTGCTGCTGCTGGTCATCACGAAGATGGCCGTGGGCTTGGCCAGCACCACGGGCGTGCCCACGGGCGCGGTGGCGCGCAGCGGCGGCTCGAAGTTGGCCGTGGCCTGGCCGCTGGCGTTGCTGGTGAGGTCGTTCACCAGCAGCTTGAGCTCGCCGTTGATGCCCAGCCAGCTGCCCGCGGCCATGAGGTAGCTGCTGGGCGCCCAGCCGCCGATGAGGCAGCTGGTACCGCTGGCCGCGGCGGCCAGCACCGGCGTGCCCGGGGCGGGGCCCAGCGGCGCCTCGCGCCGCCAGTCCCAGGCGCGGGTGCGGTTGGTCATGCCGCGAAGGCTGGCGATGAACACCTCCCAGCGGTAGGCCTCATCGCGGCGCAGCACGCCCGGCGTCACCGTGAAGGCCCAGCGCGGCGGGCCCAGCGGGCTGGCCTGCACGGTGCCGCTCGTCACGCTGCGCGCCAGGCGCTGCGGCGTGATGAGGTTCCACTCCACCGTGGCGGGGCGCAGGGCGGGCGGCCAGTCGATGATGGACGGCATGGCCGGGCATGCTGCTCAGCCGGGCCGCACGTTTGCAGGGGGGCGCGCGGGGGCTGCGTGGGCGGCTCTGGCGCTCAGATCTCGCCGCGCTCCATGCGCTCCTGGAACTGGGCCTGGGCCGCCTCCATGCTGCGGTTCACCAGCTGCATCACCTCGGCGCGGTCGGTGCGGCTGTCGATGTGGATGCTGGGGCTGAACACCACCGTGCCGCGGCCCAGGGCGCCGCCGCGGGCGTTGCCACCCGCATCGCCGCCCAGGGGCGCGCTCGCGGTGGGCTGGCTGGCCGGCGCCACCTGGGGCGCAGCCGACCGTGCCATGGACAAGGCCCCGGCGCTGAGGGTGCCGGTGCGAGCGCCGGCGATGCCGGCCAGGCTGGCGGGTGGGCCCACGAAGTTGCCGGCCAGGTCTGCCGGGGGGCCCACCAGCTCGCCACCGCCGCCACCCCCCGTGAAGAGGCTGAACAGGTTGCCCGCGATCGAATCGAGAAACCGCCCGAGCTGCATCTGCGCCTGCGCCACCAGCCAGGCCTGCACCACGCGGCCGATGCTGAACTCGCCGGTGCGCGTGAAGCGGCCCCACTCGTCCACCGCGTTGTCGATGAGGCCGCCGAAGTTCTCGTCCCAGATGGCGCGCAGCTCCTCGAGGCGCTGGCGCTCGGCGTCGAGCATCTGGTCGCCGATGGCCAGCTCGCGCGCGGTGCGCCAGTTGCCCAGCGCATCCTCCACCTCGCGGCGCTGCTCGGCGCTGAGCACGGTCATGTCCAGGCGCGCCCGCATCATGCGCTCTTCGACGTCGAGCACGGCGCGCGCGCGCTGCTCGGCGTCGGCGATGCCGCGGGCTGCTTCCATGTCGTTGCGGTCGCGCAGGTTCTGCGCGAAGCCCATGGTCTGGGCGATGGCGGCCTGGCGCTCGCGCTCGGCGCGCTCGGCGGCGGCATCGTCGCGGCGCTGCTGGGCGTTGAGCTGGTCGGTGATGAACGCGCCCAGGCGGTCGCCTTCGGGCGCGGCGGTGGCACGGCCCTGGCGCTCGCGGTCGGCCTTGGCGTCGGCCTCGGCCTTGGCGCGCACCTCGGCGGCGTTGCGGGCCTGCTGGTCGGCGGCTCTCTGCTCCAGGCGCACAAGCTCCTGGAGCTCTGCTTGCTCGGCCCGAAGCTCGTCGATTCGTGGTTGGTATCGGCTGCGGTTGTCCGATCGCGCATCGGCTTGATTGGCCAACAGAGTGGCCAGCTCTCTCCCGATCTCGGAGATCCTGAGTTCAGTCGAGTCCTGCCGTCCAAGGCCGAGCATGAAGTCCCAGGCCTCGCCGGCGCCCGACTTCACACCACGCCACGCGCGCTCCAGGAAGCCCAGCTGCTCCTCCATGGCCTTGGAGCGATCGATGCCCACTGCGGCAAACGCCTCCTGCGCCACCGCGGCGGCCTCGGCCACCCTGCCCTGCTGCTCAAGCGCGCGGATCTGCTCGTACACGCTCATGGTCAGGAAGCCGTACTGCTTGTTCAGCTCCACCGCCGCGCGCAGCGGGTCGGCGCCCAGCTTGCTCAGCTCGGCCACGGTGGTCTTGGCTTCGATGCCCAGCGCACGCTCGCGGGCAATCACCAGCTCCAGGCTCTGCGCCATCTGCGCGCGGCTCACGTTGCCGGCCAGCATGAGCTGCGTGATCACCTGCGCCGCCTCGCGCTGGGTGCCGTTCACCTGGTCTTGCGCGGCGGCCATCTCGGCCAGGCTGCCGGCCGTGACGCCGGCCTGGTTGCCGGTGATGAGCAGGCTGCGCACGTAGGCGTCGCTCTCGTTGCGGCCCAGCTGGAAGGCCGCGGTGAGCACGCCCACCGTGGCCGCAGCGCCGCCGATGGCCAGGGCCATGGGCGGCACCGCCGCGCGGATGGCGTTGAAGGCGGTCGCCACGCCCCCGAAGCTGTCGCGGATCTGACCGCCCTGCTGGATGGCCACCATCCACACCGGCATGCCGCTGGCCAGGCTGGTCACCACGTCGGTGATCTGCATGGGCAGCTGCTGCATGGCCTGCGAGAGCTGGCCGCTGGTGCGCGCCAGGGCCAGGGCCTGCGGTGCGGCGGTGCCGGCGGCCTGGCCCACGCGCGCGGTGGCGGCCGCGGTGAGGTTCAGCCCGGTGGTGGTTTCGGCCACGCCGTCGCTGCGCAGCCGGATGCCGACTTCCTCAATCGCCATAGAAGGCCTCCATCACGGCGTGCTCCATCTCCACCAGCTCGTCGTACAGGCGCGCCGTGTCGTCGAGCTTCATCATCGCCATGGCAGCCTGCATGGCCTCGTGGCGCATTCCCAGGGGGCGGCGCAGCTCGTCGCGCATCCACTGCGTCTGCAGCCGCAGCAACAGGCCCACCACGGGCCAGTTCTCGGGCCACACCTCCAGCGGGCCGGCGGCCTCTTCTTCAGCCGCCTGCTCGCCCTCGGGCGTCTGGCTGGCGATGAAGGCGCGCGCTTCGGCCTCGCTCACGCCCATGGCGGTGAGGTCGGCGTGCCGGTGGTCTTCGACGCCGGGCTTGAAGTACGCGGCCGCCCACCGGCGGGCGGCCGCTAGGCGTTTTTTCGGGCTGCCAGGCCGCTGGCGGCGGCCAGGTACGTCATCACAAGCGCGGTGCGCATGGCCGGGGTCTGCAGCAGCTGCTCGCGCGCCTCTTCGCTGTAGGGCACGGGGTTGCCGTGCTCGTCGGGCAGGTTGCGCCAGCCCTTCAGCACGCGGCGCACGATCTCGGCGTCGGTGGGCGGCTTCTCGCCCTCGGCCAGGCCGGCGCCGCGCATCTTGTCGATCTCGTCCTGCGGCAGCGCGGCGTACAGCACGTCGAGCTTGGCCATCACGTAGTCGCCATCGGTGGGCACGGGCACCTGCACGGTCCACCAGAAGTCGCGCGGCTTGCGCAGCACGAAGAGGGGCTGCTTGTCGGCATCGGCCGGCGCCATCACCAGAACTCCTTGGTGAGCAGGTTGTCCACGATGTGGATGTCGCAGGTGAGCATGGAAGTGCCCTTGTTGCCGCTCAGCCGCGGGTTCAGCAGCTGCACCTTGGGCATGTACCAGCCGATGCGGTTGCCTGCGGGCTGGCCCACGCTCATGGCGATCCACAGGCTCACCTGGGTGAGTGCGGTGCAGAACCCGGCGGCGCCGAGAAAGTTCTGCTCCGCCACGCTCGGCAGCTCGAAGGTGATGGAGCCTGAAGAAAGCCGGTCTTCCAGCAGCACCTCTTCCTGGCTGGATCGGTTCACGTACGTGATCTTGTTGCCCAGCTTGATGTTCATGCTCTGCACCTTGAGCGAGTAGGTCTCGTTCAGGCGCACCAGCGTGTTGGCGTTGTTCATGGCCAGCGGCCGCGGCCGCACGGGCAGGCTGTAGGCGGCGCTGGCGCCATCCAACATGGGCACACGGAGCCCCAGCCCCGTGAACCGCAGCCGCGTGGCCTTGCCGGCCTCGAAGATCCACTCCAGATCGCCACGCACGCCCAGCAGCAGGAAGTTGCCGGTGTCGACGTGGTAGCGGATGGTGGCGCTTTCCTCGCCACTGTCGATGGGGCTGTAGATGATGCGTTCGGCCGGGGTGATGGAGCGCGACATTGCGCCGGCCCTCAGCACGGCGTCATAGCTGGGCACGCCGCCCAGCGCACCCACCGGCGTGCCGCCCGCGCCGGTAACGATGTCGAAGTTCACCGTGCACCAGGTGGCGCCCAGGATCTTGTCGCGCTGGCCAAACCGGCTGGAGACCGGCGCGTGGTCGTCCACCGTCATGCTCAGCGGGTTGATGTCGACGTTCTCGCAGAGCATCACTTCTGCGGCCGTGGGGTTGGAGCTCGTGCCGTACGGCGACTCCACCTTCATGAAAACGGACTTGAGCAGGTGCTTCATGGCGCTGGGCTCCGCTTATTCGGGCTGCGTTTCGGGCGGCAGGCCCGGCGGCGGCGGTTCGGTGGGGTCGGGTGTCAGCTCGCCCGAGGGCTGGCGGATCCAGCAGCCCCCCAGCTGGGGCAGCTGCATGTCGGGATCGATCACCAGGGACGGGCTTTGCTCTTCAGGGATGGTGGGCGGCATGGCGCTACTCCTTGCCGCCCTTCGGCGGCGGGTTGAGGGTGACGGTGACGCCGAGCCGGTTCTTCACGGCAAGGCCCACCACGTCGATGAGGCTGGCCAGGCCCATGCCGCTGCTGATGCTCAGGCCCAGCAGGAAGGGCAGGCTCATGCCCGGCTTGTCCACCAGCAGCAGGAACACCACCACGCCCCAGATCAGGCTGTGCAGCACCGTGCCGGCCACCAGGCGGGCGGTGATGGCCTGCTTGCTGCGCAGCAGCAGGCCCAGGGCCAGCAGGCTGGCACCGGTGCCGCCCAGCAGCGCGAACACCAGCCACAGGCTGGTTTCGTCCACGGCGTGCTGCAGGCGGGGCCAGCTGGCCGCGGCTTCGGCTGGCGCAACGCGCGGCTCAGACATAGCGGCCCTCCAGCTCCATCACGAACCAGCCCATGGGTGTCTCCAGGCCGCCGCTGTAGCTGCAGCGCAGCGGGTACACGGCGTCCAGCGGCGCGGGCTTGAGCTCGTCGCGCACCCACTGCAGCACCTCGTGCTCGAGCTGGGCCTCGGTGCGCTCCAGGCGCTCGGTGCTCTCGTCGGTGCCCTTCAGGCGCACGTAGCCCACGATGACGAACTCCAGCCGCCCGTACTCGCCCTCGCGGCCGGTGTGCATGAGCCAGCTGTCGCGGCCGGTGGCGATGAGCGTGAGCACGCCCTTGCGCAGGGATTCGTCGGGCAGCGTGGTGGGGTCCACCATGCCGCGCAGCACCACGCGCTCGGGGCAGGCGGCGGCTAGGCTGTCGCGGGCGGCCACCATGAAGGCCTCGCGCTCGCTGTTGGTGGCGATGTCGTCGAGCAGGGGGGGCTGCAGCACCTTCATGCGGCGCCTCCGGCCGGCTGGCTGCCGCTGCCCAGGCGCTGCGCGGCGCGCTGCACGGCAGCGATCAGGCCCTGCACCACCGGGGCCTGCATCTCGTCGGCGGTGGGCTTCACGAAGGGCTGCGCCTTGATGCCGCGGAACTTCACGGCTCGGCTCCAGGCCATGTAGGCGTCGCGCAGCTGCATCTCCTCTTCGCCGCGGCGGCGGCTGCCCAGGCGGGCGGCCCTGTACTTCGGGTTGGCCTTGCCGCGGGCGCGGCGCAGGTGCATCTCCAGCCACGCCACGGCACCGGCCGCCGAGGGGTCGAAGAACCGCGGCAGGCCCTTGCCCGGCTTGCGGCCCTTCTCCACGTTGTAGGCGTGCGCCGCGTGCGGCTTCACCAGGTGGGTGTCGGCGTCCACCTCTTCGGCGCGCACGCTGTTCACCAGCGTGCTGCGCGCGCCCTTGGGCGCCTTCAGCCGCATGCGCGCTGCCACCAGCTGCGCCAGGCCGGCGCGCTCGCGCCGCAGCTCGGGCTGGATGGCCCGCGCAAAGGCCCGCAACCGGGCGGCGCTGCCCAGCGCGCTGGTGGTGATGCCGATCTCGATCACTGCGCCGCCTTCCACTCGGCCATGAGCGCCTCGTACAGCGCGGCCGGGGTGCTGTTGCGCGGCGCGCCGCTGTAGCCGTCGCGCAGGCTCACGGGCTTGTGCACGTGGCGCATGGTCAGCTCGCGCATGGCCTCGGCCTGGGCGCGCAGCAGCAGCAGCGGGCGGTCGGCCGGCGCCAGCGTGGTGTCGGCCGCCTCGGCGCCGATGCTGTGGGTGGCGAAGTACCAGAACCGGCAGGTGCTGCCGTAGGTGGCGATGTGCCGCGCCGTGGGCGGGGGGTCGAAGACCAGCGCCCAGCTGGCGCCTTCGTTCACGGCGCTGATGCGCGGCAGCGCGCCGGGGTAGCTGGGATCCCACGGCGCCGGGGCGCGGCTGCCCCACACGTGCGTCTTGTAGCGGTGGAAGTCGGCCAGGGCCAGCGGCACGCGCGGCTCGTCGGCGGCGATGGTCACCTGGCCCAGCTGGGTGCGCGGGCGCTTGTCCTGCATGGCCACGGCGGCGGTGGCCAGCATGCGCTCGAAGTCGCCGTCGCCCGCGGCGTTGAAGAGCTCGGCCGCGTCGTGCAGCGAGCGCTTCAGGTCGGCCACCAGGTCGCGCTGCGACATCGAACCGGGCATCGCTCAGGCTCCGCGGGCTGCGCCAGGGCTCAGGTGGGCGCGCCGGTCTTGGCGGCGGCGCGCTTGAGCTGCAGGTCGGTGATGGCGCCCAGCAGGGTGCTGCGGGGCGTGTCGGTCTCGGCCTCGAGCTCGGCCAGGCGCTTCAGCGTCTCGTCGCTGAACTCCTCGAGCTGGGCCTTGACTTCGTTCACGGTGCCCTTGAGCAGCTCGCGCAGGTTGGCGTCGGGGTCGGGCTTGCCGGTTTCCGGATCGGCGGCCGGGGGCGCGTCGTCCTGGTGCTCGGGGGGCAGGTAGGCGGTCTCGACGTCGCGGCTCTCGTTCGGCGGGATCATCACGCCGCCCACGAAGACGGTGCGGTCGGTGGTGTTGGAGATGGTCTTCTTCGGCACGGGGTGCTCCTGGTGGGGCTGCAACGGCAACGGGGCGGCGCTGCTCGAGCGCGGCGCCGCCCCGGGTGCAAAGGCGCGGGGCGCCTGGGTGGTCAGGCCGCGCGGGCCACGCGGGCCGACTGGCTGAAGAGCACGATGCTGGTCATCGCGTTCTTGCGCTGCAGCGGGGTGTGGCACACGACGAACTGCTCGCCGTAGCCCTCGCGCATGCCGATGAAGTTGCCCTGGGCGTCGCGCGCCTGGCTGAGCTCGCTCATCTGGAAGGCGCGCAGCATGCGGAAGCGGGTGTTGCCGCGTTCGCCCACCAGGATGCGGGCGTCGCCGGTGTTCAGGCCCGGCGCGCGGGTGTTGAACACAGGCATGCCCTTCACGGTGGCCACGCTGCCATCGGCGCTCATGCCGGTGCCGGGGCGCGAGCCGTTGGCCGTGAAGGTGGTGGCCTGGCCCAGGGCGTTGTCGACCGCGCCGCTCATCAGCAGCATGCTGGCGGTGTAGTAGCGGTCGTTCTCGATCACCACCTTGCGGCCGCCGATGCTGGTGAGCAGCCGGTCGTACACCGCGTTGATGGTGTCGGGCGACGAGCCCACATCCAGGTTGAAGGCCACGCGGTTGGTGCTGGCCGTGGCCGTGATGGTGAGCGCCCAGCCGTTGGTGGGGGTCTGCAGCACACCCGCCTCGTTGACGAAGCGGATCTCGCCCAGGTTGTAGTCCATCACCCAGTACAGGCCCGCGGCCAGCGTGCCGCCGGTGTACTCGGTGCGCGGCGTGCCGTTGAGCGTGACGGCGATCGGGAACTGCGTCGAGCCCACCTGGTTGCCCTGCAGGTCGAACACCCGGCGCGGGCGCAGGATGGGGAACTGCGTGAGCACGAAGATGCGGTTCGTGCCGTTCACCTGGGCGGTGAGCGTGTCGTTCACCGCCAAGGTGCTGGCCTCGTCGGTGGCCTGCAGCACCTCGTTCTGGATCATGCGGTCGGTGTCTTCACCCACCACGCGGATCACGTTGCGGGTGTTCTCGGCCAACGGGTCGAAGTCGATGGGCGCAGCGGCCAGCAGGTAGCCCATCTCGTTGGTGATGCGCATCGCCAGCTTCTGCGGGATCGGGCGGGCCTCTTCGGCCGTCTGGATCACGCCGGCGCGGTTGATGGCCTGGCCCTCGTACACCCGCGTGCCGTTGATGCCCGCCGCGGTGGTGTCGCGGTAGCTGTAGGGGATGCTGATGGTGTTGGCGAAGGCGGCGGTGCCCACGTCCACGAAGTTCAGGCCCACCAGGTTGTAGAGCGCCTCACGCAGCACCGTGCGCTCGAACACGGTGGGCACGGCGGTGTCGCTCACGCGGCCGGTGCCGGCGGCGAGCATCTTGCCCTCTTCGGCCAGGCGCATGCCGCGCTCGGCGTCGTACTGCGCCAGCACCTTCTCGGCGAACTCCTTGTTCGCGGCCAGCAGCTGGCCACCCGTGCGCTCGTAGCGGCGCGCCGCGGGCATGGTCTCGAAGCCCAGGCGCTTGTCCACCTCCTGCTGCAGGCTCTTGATCTGGTTGGAGCTGTCCACGCTGAGGTGCACCGTGCCCGAGGGCGGGCGGTAGCCCAGCAGGGCCAGCTGCGCGGCGGCGCTGGTCTTGGCGGCCTGGCCCAGCGCGAACTCGGCCAGGCGCTTCACCTGGTCGTCGCTCATCTCGGCCGTCACCAGGGCCGAGAGCTCCTTCACGATGTCGGCCTTGGCCTCTTCGCTGAGCGTCTTGTTGCCGCCCACCGTGTCGCTGAAGAGCTTCAGCTTCGTGTTGTGCGCAGCCTTGGCCGCGGCGGCCTGCGCCTCGGCGGCGGCCAGGGCCTTCTTCACGGCGCCATCCACGTCGATGGCGGGCGCGGCCACCTGCAGCGTGATGTGGCCCGGCTGCTGGCCGGAGGCGGCCAGCTGCTTGATCGTCTCGCTCAGCGTCTTGCCGGCGGCCGTGAAGGTGTCGATGAGCGGCTGCGCAGTGGCGTCGTCGTCGGCCAGCTGGCCCAGCAGCTTGGTGGCTTCGCCCATCAGCGGCTTGGCCTGGTCGTCGGTCAGGCCCAGCAGCTTGAGTGCGGCCAGCAGGGCCTTGAGGTGCTTGTTCATGTCGGAGTGCTCCGTGAGTGCCTTGAGGAGGTTCGGGTGGATCGCCACTCGGTACTCGGCGTCTTCGTCGCCGGCCGAAAGAACGATGGGATCGAGGTTCTTGATGACGGGGCGCGTGGTGAGCCCGGCACCGATGAGCACGCAGCCGTGAGCCGCACCCTTCTCGTTGTCGCGCCAGTCCTCGTGGTACTCGGCGCTGAGATAGGTGAAGCCGCGCGTCTTGACGGCATCGATGCCGAAGGGCGTCCACTCCATCAGGGCGCGCAGGCGGTTGTCTTCAACCGCGAGCTTCAGCACCCTGGCGGCAGCGCCATCGTTCGGCTTGTGCGCCACGTCGATGAACACGTCCTGTCCCAGGACGCGCTTGTCGAAGTTCGCCACCATCTGCAGCAGCATGCTGCGCGTGATCTCGAACTCACCGTAGCGCGGATCCGTGAACTTACCCGTCCGGGTCACGGTCTCCCAGGAGGTCTTGGCGCCGTCTGCCAGCTTCACCGGCACCGAGAGGAAGCGCACCAGACCCGGCGCCTTCACCTCAGACAGAAGAATGTGCCGCGCGGGCCGAAGCTCGCGCGGCACGAATGCGGCTTTCACACCGCAGGAGACAACCGCCAGACCGTCCATGGTGCGGCAGCATGCAAGCCGCTGCCGCGCATTTGCAGGGGGGCGCGCGGGTTGCGCGCGCCGCTGTGCTGACGCCCTACCTGGCCGGCCCCGCCGCGTTGCCGCGCGCCACGAACCAGTAGGCGAACATCATGCTCGCCTGCGCGCTCACCCAGCTGAGCGCCTGGTGCAGCAGCTCGGGGTCGAGCGAGGCCGGGCCGGCCTTGAACTCGCACGCCAGCGAGAGGTTCACCCACACCGCGGCGCCGCCCACCAGCGTGGTGAGCACGCTGCGCATGCTCTTGCGGTAGGCGCTGGCCAGCACCAGGGCCCAGCGCCATTTGCCGGCGGCGCGCAGCTCGTCGGCGCTGGTGGAGTCTGCGGCCTCGGCGGCGGCGATGGCGGCCATGCGGGCGCTTTCCACCTGGGCATCGCCCTCCACCACCGCCACGTCGAGCCGCGCGCGGGCCTCGAGCTGGGCGAGCTCGATGTCTTTGCCGCGCAGGGCCAGGTCGTGCAACCAGCGGGCGCGGTCGTGCTGCAGCTCCAGCTCCTTGGCCTTCATGTCGGCGCGGCGGTTCAGCAGCGCCAGCGCGCCGCCGATCACCGTGCCCACGGCCGAGCTGCCCAGCAGCGAGAGGATGAACTCCATCATGGCTCGATCTCCAGCGTGAAGGGCCGGCCAGCGGCCCACTCCATGAGCGCCGTGAACGCAGGGCGGCTCACCAGCCCTGCCCGCTGCATCACGCCCGCGGTGTTGCGCATGAGTCCCTCGCGCAGGAAGGGGGCGATGCAGCCGTGCAGCTGGGTGCTCCAGCCCAGCTCCACATCGCCAGCCACGTTGGCCGCGTGGATGAGCACGTGGCTGCGGCCGGGCACGTTGGCCAGCCCGTACACGCGGCCGAAGCGCGGGCTCTGCACCAGCGCGCAGCGGTAGCTGCCGGGCGGGATGCAGCTGCGCTGGCGGCGGTTGTCGCGCCAGGGCAGCTCCAGCGTGCGCAGCACCTGGCCGCCCAGGCGCAGCGTGCCGAAGGTGCCCTGGTCGGTGCTGGGCTGCCGGCGCAGCCGGGCCGTCAGAGCAGCAGCCACAGCAGCAGGGCCAGCGGTGCGCCGGCGGCAGAGGTGGCGAACCAGTCCCAGCGGCTGGGCGTGCCGCGCCGTGTTCGCCTGTCGCGCAGCTCTTTCAGGCCGCCCACCACGAAGGGGCCCAGCAGCGCCAGGTGCCAGGGCTGCACGGGCCACGGCAGGGGCGCACCCAGGGCCGTGCAGGCGTGCAGCAGCAGCACGGCCACCACGGCCACGGCGTAGCCGTACACCACGTGCAGGGCCTTGTCGTGCGGCAGCGTGGGCAGATTCATCGCGGGCTCCTGATGGGCAGGCGGCCGGCGATGAGGAACTCCTGCCCGTCGGCCGCCTCGGCCTGGCAGATGAGCGTGTAGTTCGCGCCGTCGACCGAGCTCTCCACGTACTGGAACACCTTGGTGCCCTGCACCTCGGGCTCACCCTGCCGCACGGTGCCAGGGTTGCTGTCGACCGGGCCGCTCTCGTGCAGCACCGTCACCTGCGGGTTCAGCGGCGCGCTGGTGAAGCGGCGGAAGTCGAACGCGATCAGGCCGCGCTGGCCCGGCGCCAGGCTGGCCGTGCCACCGACGATGAGGATCTGGTCCTGCGGGGCACCGAGGGTGTATTCGGGCCTGGCGACGAGGCCTCCAGGGGCGGGCGGCGGCGGTGGCGGGGGCGGTGGCGGGGGCGGTGGTGGCGGCGGTGGTGGCGGCGGTGGCGGCGGCGGTGGCGGCGGCGGCGGCGGCGG